CTAGGAGCAATTTTAACTTTAGATATTGATGGTGAGATTACAGATTTTTTTGTAATTTCTGAAAAAAAGGAATTTAGTACTTATTCTTCCAGCCTTGTTAAGGCTGGGGAATGTATAAGCTATTTTGCAACTTTATCGAAAGTTCTTGATAGAACTTATGATAGTTACGGTATGCATTTTGTGACCAGCTTTGAGAAGTTTGAGTACTTCAGAGGCTGGTTTGGGTTAGAATATAGTTTTGGTTTTAAAGAGCTGGATGAGCCAGCCAAAAAATAGGAGAATAAAATGAGTAAAGAATTTATTGAGAAAGATTTATTGGAAGGTGGATGCGGGCGCAGCGCGGAGGAGTTGGAGTTTTCTGCTGCGGTAGTCGCATTCTGTTGGATCGGTTTTTTATTGTTAGTGTCTGGAATACTGATTTTCAACGCACTATAAACCAAACCCCCGCATTACCAAATGCGGGAAAAAAGAGAGGAATAAATATGGCAACGAAAATTGTTGCGCTTGAACTGGAAAACGTCAAGCGCGTATCACTGATAAATCTCGAATTTTCTCCGAACGGATTGACCGTCATCGGCGGCAAAAACGGACAGGGGAAGACATCGATACTGGACGCTATCTGCTACGCATTAGGCGGCGAGCGTTACCGTCCGGGTAATCTTCAACGCGACGGCGGAATCGCCGACGCGCGGATCAAGCTGACGCTATCCAACGGCCTCACGGTCGAGCGTACCGGCAAGAATGCCGCGCTGAAAGTTACAGACACGGAGGGCAACAAGACCGGACAACGCCTACTGGATTCATTCATCGAGGAACTGGCTATCAACCTGCCGAAGTTCCTGCAAGCTACCAACAAGGAAAAGGCGCAGTCGCTCCTCAAGACTTTAGGCATCGGCGATCAGCTTGAAGTCATCGAGAAAGAAGAGCGCGTCCTCTGTCAGGATCGCGAGGCATTCTACAAGGTAATGGACCAAAAAGAGAAATTCTACCTGGGGTTGCCGTGGTACGACGATGTACCGGACACGCCGTTGACGGCAAACGATCTGGTCAAGGAATCGCAGGAGATCATGCGCCGGAACGGCGAACGCGAGAACCTCCGCCGGAACATCGAAAAGGCGAAAGCCAATGCCGCCGCGAAACAACAGCGGATGGAGGAGCTTTCCGCCATGTTTGCAAAAGCCGAACGGGAGTATCACGAGGCGAACGCCGAATTGGCCGAAGCGGAAGGCTTACCGATCACCCCCGACGAATCAACCGCCGAGGTAGAAGCGAAGCTTGCGGAACTAGAAGACATCAATGCGAAAGTCCGGGCTAACCTCGACAAGGAAAAAGCAAAGGACGATGCCGGTCAAGCGCGGGCGATCTACAACGAGATGAGCGACAAGATCAAGGCGATCCGTGAACGCCGCATGGCGTTGCTTGAGGGCGCGAAAATGCCGTTGCCGGGGCTGTCCGTCGAGGACGGCGAACTCACGCTGAACGGAAAAAAATGGGACTGCATGAGTAGTTCTGAACAACTCCGGGCGGCTGTGGCAATCGTGAAGAGCGTAAAGCCGGAATGCGGATTTGTGCTTATCGACAAGCTAGAACAGCTTGACCTTGACACTCTAAATGAGTTCGGCGCATGGCTTGAAGCCGAAAACTTGCAGGCTATCGCGACACGTGTATCAACCGGCGAGGAATGTTCGATCATCATCGAGGACGGTCGCATCGCCGAAAACAACCAAACACCGCCGGTCGAAAATGAATTCGTCCCGGCATTTTAAGGAGACAACATGCAAATAGAAACTGGAAAAAAACAGGAACCCCTCAAGGTCATCATCTATGGACCCGAGGGGGTCGGCAAGTCGTCGCTGGCGGCGCAATTCCCAAAGCCGGTATTCGTTGACATTGAATCCGGCACGGCACAGCTTGACGTAGCGAGAACCCCGAAACCGTCGAGCTGGTCAATGCTCCGGGGAATAGTCGAGGAGTTGACGAAAAACACGCAAGGCTTTCAAACGCTGGTCATCGACTCCGCCGACTGGGCGGACAAGCTGGCGATAGACGATATTTGCGCGAAAGCCAACAAAGCCGGGATCGAGGATTTCGGCTACGGGAAAGGCTGGCAATATCTTGCAGACGAATGGAAGCGAATGCTTGACCTGCTGACGAAGTTGCAGGTAACTCAGAATATGAACGTCGTGTTCGTCGCGCATTCATGGATGCGTAAGTTCGAGCAGCCTGACGAAGCCGGAGCGTATGACCGCTACGAACTCAAGATGGAGAAAAAAAGCGCGGGGATACTCAAGGAATGGGCTTGCGCGATTCTCTTCTGCAACTACCGGACAATCGTTGTTGATGTGGACGGCAAGAAAAAAGCGCAAGGTGGCAAGCGTGTGATCTACTCAACATTCCATCCTTGCTGGGATGCGAAGAACCGGCATGGGCTGGAAGACGAACTTGAACTTAATATCAAGTCGCTGGCTCCGTTGTTCGCAAGCATTCCCGCCCCCAACATGACAACGGAACCGGACTCGGAACCGGAGCAAAACGTCGGGGCCCGTCCCGAGGGCATTCCCGACGAACTTTGGAACCTGATGACACTTTCCGGAATTACCGGCGAGCAGATACAGAAAGCCGTTGCCGCCTGCAAGTATTATCCCGCCGACATGCCGATCAAAGACTATGATCCGACATTTATACAGGGGAAGCTGATTGCTTCCTGGGACAAAGTTAAACAAGTTGCCATCAACCTTTAAGGAGGAATTACAATGCAACAAGGACAAGGACGTGAATTAAACTGGAACGACACAATCGTAAACGATGGTGATGACTTCATTCTGCTGGAACCGGGCGAATATTCGTTTAGTATCGCCAAATTCGAGCGTGGCAGATTTCAGGGGAGCGCAAAACTCCCTCCGTGTAACAAGGCCATATTGTCGATTTCAATAATCGACGAGAAAGGACAAAAGCTGAGCACAATACAGCATAATCTGTTTCTGCATACAATAACGGAGGGGTTGGTGTGTCAGTTCTTTCGGTCAATTGGCGCCCGAAAAAGCGGCGAAAAACTGCAAATGAATTGGAACACCGTAATCGGGGCAAGAGGACGGTGCAAGGTTGGAGTAAGAAACTGGACGGGTAAAGACGGCCAGGAATACCAATCAAATCAGATTGAGAAATTTCTTGATCCCCCCGCAAACAATGACAATGACGACGACATTCCGTTTTAAATAACCTCTCCGGGGGCGAATTGCCCCCGGACATTTTTATAGGTAAGTACATGATCATTGAACCAAGATACTATCAGGCTGAAGCGCAAGCTGCGGTATTACGCGACTGGGATAGTGGCATTAGGAGAACCCTGCTTTCAATGGCAACCGGTACCGGCAAAACAATTGTATTCGCACTGCTGGCCGAGACGCTTATCAGGCGTGGTGAACGCATTCTGGTACTGGCACATAGAGAGGAACTACTTAACCAAGCGCAGGATAAGATTAACATTGCCACCGGGCTCGGCTGTGCAGTCGAAAAAGCCGAAAAAACCGCAATCGATGAATGGTACCGCATCACCGTCGGCAGTGTACAGACACTGATGCGGCCAGCACGTCTTGAGCAATTCCCCAGAGATTATTATGATACGATTATCATTGACGAGGCGCATCACACGCTTGCAGACAGCTATCGCCGCATCCTTGCGCACTTTGACAAGGCTAAGGTACTCGGAGTTACTGCCACGCCGGACAGGGGCGATATGCGCAATCTCGGCGAGGTCTACGAGTCACTTGCATACGAGTATCCGCTGATCAGGGCAATTAGCGACAAGTATCTATGCCCGATCAAGGCACAAACTATTCCCCTTAACATTGATCTCAACGGAATCAAGACGCAGGCCGGAGACTTCAAGCTTGGAGAACTTGACGACGCGCTAACTCCATACCTTAACGCCATCGCCGACGAAATGGTTGCTTATTGCAAGGATCGCAAGACCGTTGTCTTCCTGCCGTTGATTGCGACAAGTCAAAAGATGCAAGGGATTCTCAATGACCGGGGATTTCGTTGCGGCGAGGTCAATCACAACAGCCCGGACAGGGCAGAGATACTACAGGACTTCACCGCCGGTCATTATGATGTGCTGTGCAATTCAATGCTACTGACCGAGGGTTGGGACGAGCCGTCCGCAGATTGCATTGTCTGCCTAAGACCGACGAAAATACGCAGTCTATATGCGCAAATTATCGGACGCGGAACCAGGTTGTTCCCCGGCAAAGATCACCTGCTCCTTCTCGATTTTCTTTGGCATTCTGAGCGGCATTCTCTATGCCGTCCGGCTAATCTTGTTTGTGACAATCAAGACCTTGCAGACAAGATCACC